TGGGCAGACGCAATGATGAAACAAAGAGAGGTTAACCATGAATAATTTAGTACCACTACAAGACATTACACAAATGGCAGAGGTTGCAGCGTCTAGCAAGATGTTCGGTTTCAAGAATCCTCAAGAGGCGATGGCAATCATGTTGCTATGCCAAGCTGAGAATTTACACCCAGCAGTTGCTATGCGGGATTACCATGTCATTCAAGGTCGACCAGCTCTCAAGGCAGATGCCATGTTAGCTAGATTTCAGCAGGCAGGAGGTAGCGTTAATTGGAAGGAATACACAGATGCGGTTGTCACAGGCATATTCTCTCACCCGTCAGGCGGGTCTCTTGAAGTCAGTTGGTCGTTGGCACAGGCAAAGAGCATCGGCATTGCGAACAAAGACAACTGGAGGAATTACCCCAGGGCTATGCTCAGAGCAAGGTGCGTCAGCGAGGGTATACGTTCGGTCTATCCAGGCTGTGTTGTTGGGGTTTATACGCCAGAGGAGATTCAAGACTTTAAACCAAGTAAAACGATTGACATGGGTGTTGCGGAGCGAGTTGAGGACACTCAGCCAATTGACGTTGTGGAAGATGGAGCGTTTAAGCTCTACGTCCCCAACCTAGACGAGCCACACTCTAGCTACCACACTGTTGAAGACTGGATTAGTGCTTACGGCAACATGGTCAGCAGAATCATGTCATCCAACAAGATTGTCGAATCTGAAAAGTCTAAGAAAGTAGATTCACTGAAGATGGCAAATGAGCTGGTAGTTGAGGGTTTTCAGACGGTTGAAAAACTTAAGCTGAAGGCTGCTATCGGAGAAGCTGGAGGTAACCCACTCCCAAAAGCAGTAGTGTCTCAGGACGTATAGGCACTCAGAAAGGTAACATCTTGAGACACTTACAAAATGGATTATCCATCACACCCCAAGACGCACTCGCACATTATGGGAGCTTCAGGCTTGCAGCCCATATCGAAGTCCTTAGAAAAGAAGGACACCCAATCATTACAACAATGGTTAAAAACAACGGCTCAGAGTTCGCCTCGTACAAATATTTATCAGGAGAAAAAACACATGGCATCTAATCCAAACTACCCCGACAAACCAGGCTACGGGACACTTTTCTTTGTCGCACCTGAAGACAAGAAACACCCACAAGGACCAGATTTCACGGGTCACGTGGTGCTTGACATGGACTACAAAGCAGGTGAACGCCTTAATTTTGGTCTCTGGCAAAAGCAAACCAAGATGGGGACAACCATGTTCTCTGTTCGTGAGGACAATTGGCTGAAGAAAAAGAAGCTAGAGGACCAGCAGCCGAAAGAGGTTACACCTGGTTACGCTAAACCTAGAAAATTTAGTCACGACTCTGACCCAGACATTCCTTTTTGATGGTAACTAAAAAAACATCACCTACACAACGTTCGTTAGCGCACTTAAGAGAGGAAGGGTGGCTGGTGGAGATAGTTGAGCACTGGAATCCTTTTGCGAGGGTACGCAAGGACTTGTGGGGGTGGTGTGATTTACTTTGCCTGAGAGGTGAGGAGATAATGGCAGTCCAAGTGACCGCATCTGGCGTGTCATCTCGTATCAAAAAAATTCAAGAAAGTGAGACATTATCATGGGTCAGGAAAGCGAACATCAAAGTAGTCGTGCACGGCTGGAGGAAGAGCGCAAAGACGGGCAAGTACACTCTGCGGATAGAGGACATATCATAGAGCTGAAAAACATGAGTTTGCAAGAAATCTATGACATGGCTTATCAACAGGGGTTTGAAGATGGTATGAGCTTTATCACAACGCCTAAGATAGCTCACGGATAAGGGACGTTAGCTCAGTTGGTAGAGCAGCGGACTTTTAATCCGTTTGTCGTGGGTTCGACCCCCGCACGTCCCACCATATTTTTAGGTGTCCCCCAGAAGGTGTCCCCCCCCAAAATTTGGGAGTACACCCAAAAAAGGGACACCAAAAAGTATTAAAAAAACAGCAGTGGGAGCTTGCTACAGACGCAAAGTCTGAAGTTAGGACAGGTGCTGACAGACCACCTGTAATTCCACAGTCTGTCAATTTCTTAACTTTAAAGGATGATTATGAATAAAAAAGGTAACATATTTGTGGCTACACCTATGTACGGTGGAGTTTGTACAGGGTTCTACGCACAGAGTTTGTTGACACTTGGTCCAACTCTTAACAATGCTGGTTACGATATGGCATACAGTGCTATGTTTAACGAGTCACTTATTCAGCGTGGTAGGAACGCACTAGCACATAACTTTATGGCTAGAAAAGAATGTACTCACCTGATGTTTATTGACGCAGACATCAAGTTCAACTCTCCTGACATTATTCCTATGTTGGAGGCAGACAAAGACATCATCTGCGGTATCTATCCTAAGAAGGAAATAAACTGGACAGAGGTCGATAAAGCCGTTAAGGATGGTGTACCTGTCGAAGGTCTTAAACACCGCACTGCAAGCCTTGTAATCAATTTAAAAGACTATTCTGGTACTGTTACAGTACCTGCCAACCAACCAGTTGAGATATTCAACGGTGGCACAGGTTTTATGTTAATTAAGCGTGAGACTTTTGAGACACTTAAACAACACGTTCCTACTTACAACAACGATATTACATTCCTGCATGGTGGTATAGCGTCTGACCGCATCACAGAGTATTTTGCTTGTGCCATAGAGCCAGGCACGGAGAGATTGTTGTCTGAGGATTATTACTTTTGCCACAAAGCAAGAGAAGCAGGTTTAAAAGTCTGGGCAGCACCTTGGGTACAACTGGGTCACTTTGGTAATTACTTATTCGAGGGTGGTTTACTACCAGCACCATGACTAAAGAAGAAATATTTTTATTAGCTGAAAAAGCAGATTTGTATCTTGCTTCTGATGATTCAATAATTAAATTTGCCAAGCTAGTAGCAGCTAAAGAACGTGAGGAGTGTGCAAAGATGTGTGATTATGTTTACGACAACATCGTTACTGATGAGCATATAAAAGCTATGGCATTCAAAATCAGAACAAGGGGACAAGAATGAAATACAAAATCAATGATTTACAAATAGAGATGGGTCACAACCATACTCTAGAAAAATATCAAATAATGTATCCTTTATACGACAAATTCTTGCCACACTTGGCTAAGTATCTGGAAGGGGGCGTTATAGACGTAGGTGCAAATGTAGGTGCGCTTATGGCATCTATGGCAGGTGCTAACCACAAATTAAATTTTGTGTGCATAGAAGCTGATAACGGCACTTATTTGACGCTAAAAGAGAATGCCCAGTTGGTCAGGGAGCGTTATGCTTGTGACGTTGTTTTAGTAAATGAGAAAGTAACTCAGGCACGAAGTTTATCTTTGATTGTGAATGAATTTCATCGCACACACATAGGCTTGATAAAAGTAGATGTTGACGGCATGGACTGGGATGTGTTCAACGGCTGGGATTGGCATGTCAAGCCACCACTGTTCTTTGAGATGGACTTTAGAAATCCAGTGCAACACGTTGAATACGAACGAATGTTGGAACAGATGGTAGATGAGCAATATACCTATTTTTTCTTGTTTGACAATTTTGGTGAGTTTGTTATGAGAACCACCAGTATTGGCACTATTAAGGAGTTAATGCAATATCAAGCAAGAATGCAAAATAGGGGTCACAAGACTATCTATTACTTTGACGTACTGGCTTGCACAGTTGGAGATATACCTAATATCATGACCGCAGTAGCTGACTATATTGGGGAAAACTGATTTTTTCTGGTGGCGGGGACGCTAAATCCGTTTTGAGATTATCTCTTGGCAGTCCGTGCAGCTCTTTTAAATGCCATCGCAGTTGGGTAACCTGCTTGACCAGGACGTTTAGCAAGTAATCCCTTTTTACGTCTTTGGTTAATGTTGTAGTACAAACCACGTTTAGCTTTGGGAGTTTTCATCTACAGTTCCACCTTTTAAGTGATGCCCTAGCCCTTGTTGCTGGACCTTTAGCTTTTCTAACCACACCCTTCATTCTTGCACAAAATGAATTATGTCTTGAACCTGATTTCTGGGGTGCTTTTAACTTGCTCCCTGTTGCTCTGTTATATTTTGCCCGTCCCTTGGCTGTTAGTCCTGCCCCTTTTGATGCAGGTAATTTCTCCCCTCTTCCTTCCGATAGATTAGTTGATTTAGGCAAAGCTCACCCCTTCTTTAAGTTGTGCAATAGTTAGTCCTTGCGTAAACTGAAAGTGTGCCATCTCTTTAAATGTTTTCCAATCTCCCGCCCACTCTAGTCCTGCCTGTTTACCTAGCATAGCCACAGATTCCCACACGGGATGACTTGTATCCCAGTCTGGCTTACCTCCTACAATAGGCACAACATCAATAGCGCAGCGGTAATTATGATAAGACTCACCGCCTTTTGCATTGGTGACAACGTGACCTTTGGTTGTCCTTCCCTGGGCATACAAAGCATCCTGGCTTTCAATGTCACGATATGTAGATGTAATAAGCAGGTCAATGTTGTTGTCTTGACACAGAGCAATAAAGTGTTCAACCCTTGATTTAACTTCTGGTAGTAACTCATTGATGTCCCTGCTATTTATCATTTAGCTGCTACTCCTTGCACCTTTTCAAATGTTCTAAGTCCACCCATGCCAAGCATACCCATCATCAATTGCCAGAGGTTGTCATCCAAGCCTGGCAAAGGTGGCAAAGTATGTCCAGCCATCGTAGCAATAGTACCTGCTAGGGGTCTAACCAAATACTGATATGCCAGTGCTAGAGCACATACCCAACCGATAGCTGGTCTCCAGCCTGATACAAACAAATTAACGTTTGCAGCTTCAATCTTGTTGATGTCAAGCTGACCTGTAATCTGTGCAAGCTCACCAGACTGCTGTAGCTTTAGCAACTCCAACTGAGCAGAGGCTTTCTGAGCAGGGTCAGGAAAGATTCTGTCAATCAAAGATGTTGCCAGTCCGAGTACAGCTTCTAGTGGGAACATTAGAACCCCTCGCCAGGACAAACGTAAACAGATGCGTTAGCTGCGTCTCCAATTACTTTCGCATAAACGTTAGCAGTAGGACCAACCTGTAGCCAAGTTACAACTTTGTAAGAGTAAGGAGGCAACGAAATAACGTTAGAAGGTCCTGTGTCTGGCAAAGAAACATTGAAAGAATTAGACGCATTTATCTGTACATATACCGCAGCACTGGTATCAGAGTTTGCCAAATAATACTGTTGGCAAGGACTGGTAGCCGTGATGGTAAATACGTTAGATTGTGTGTTGGCAGCGCCTGTGACCGAAACCTTTACGGTCGGACCCATGGGCTGAAAAGGAATATTATTAGCCATTAGTACACCTTCTTGCCTGAACCTTCAGTTGGGCTTTTTTTAGTGTCATAACTGGGTGTGCCAGAGAAATCAATTACAGAACGAAAACCTCCTTTTGGCAGAGTGCCAGGAGTCCATCTAGCCATGTCAACAGAACCATCTCTGGGCAACTGTGGACGAATTGACTTGGCTATTTGTTGGTTAACCTCGTGTGGTCTTTGAACTTGAGAATTAGCCATGTGCTGATTCTCATAACCGTCTTTGTTAATCCACTGATTCTTTCTGTTGCTGCTTGGCATTATTTCTCTCCTTGTTGGTTACTATCAAGTAACTGAATAACACAAATATACTCAAAGTTGCGACTCTTGTCCAATCCCCTGCCCACATTGTGTAGCAAGCCAGACCGCAACTCATCGACAACGCCAATATCGTTATCAATCGGTCTGAGATGACCTCTAAGGCTAGACGTATTAAAGTTACTGAATCCATGATTTCTCCCGTTAAAGGTAATCATATTATCATATATCCTTATCTTCTTCCTCGTCATCGTGGTTAAAAAACCCTGAGCCGTACTCGTCATCCGATAGCTTTGCTTTCAAAGCCTCTAGCTTGAGCGCACGGTCCAGTATCTTTGTCTTGTCTGTCAGTGATGCGGTAGGGTCAATCATGGTAGCCCTGAGCAACTCAGAGATGGCTTTCTCAAGCTCTGGGTTTATACCTTTGTCTTTACTTTTTTTGCTCATAATTTAAAACCTAGCTTAACGGCTTCTTTTGCTTTTTCGTTTAGCTGATTTTTTGGGCTTACGAGCCGTTGACAAAGCGATAGCAATAATTTGTTTGCGGGGGCGACCACCCTCTTTTGTGAGCTTGCTAATGTTTTCTGAAATGACTTCACGAGATTTTCCTTTTCTGAGTGGCATGATTAACTCCTATAAATTTTGAAATCCACCAAGAATACTTCTTGCTAATGGAAAACCAATAGCAGAACCAGCTGCTCCAATACCAAAATATTTCAACATATTTTTTCTTGACTCAACTTTTGTCGCTTCTTGGGCGTATTTTTGAACAACGTCTTTTATTCCCGCTTCCGTCATCCATCCTTGATTTTCAGGAGCAAATGCAAATTCTTTTACTCTAGCAGGAGTCATTCCGTCTAACTTTGTTGCTGCAAAATCTTTACCCAAATCAGAAACAAATTTTGGGTCACCAGTGGCAAACTTTAGTTCTTTTACTTTGTCTGAACTACTGAAAAACTCTTTTGCAAACGCTTCTGTATCTCTGGCAATTTCTCCTGGAGTGTATTTTTCTTCTCTAAGAATTCTTCTCATTAAATCTGTTTCAAATGGAGCTAACTTCTGAGATGCTGCTTTATATGCCTGGTCTGCTTTTTCGTAATCTTTATCCCAATCATATAAATGACGTTCAATCTTATCTATAAGATTTTTTCTGTATTCCCTAGTAAGTCCAGCGTAATTGGTAACAGGTTGACCAGGCTTGTTGGCATCACGAATAGACCGAAGTTCATCAATAAAAGCATCTATGTCTTTTTGTGTTTGAACCGTTGGAGTTTTTTTTGTAACTCTTTGAGAAACCACACCAGCTCCAAGAGGAGAAACTTGACCTCCTGATACTTTAGGCTTTAAAACAGAAAGAACGTCATCAATGGCATCTATTTCTTTTTGACTTTTTAAAAATTTATTTCCTTGAGAGTCTGTAAAGTATTTTGAATTTTCTAAGTCTCTTGCTAAAGCTATTCCTTGTGGAGATTCCGCAAAAGGTTGACCAGCAGTTTGAACTTTTCTAGCCGTGTCTTTTGCTTGGTTATATAGTTGTGTAGCTTCTTTCTTTCTAGCTTCAATAACGGCTTTTTTAGGTCCTGTTAATGCTTTTTCAACTCTTTCACCCAGCTGTTGAAAATCACTAACTTGACCAACCGCTTCAGGAGAAGTCAACGCTTTAACACCAGGCTTTGATGCTTTATAACCACCACGAACAATTGCTGTAATATCTGGAATTGTTGTACCTAATATAGATGAAATAGGATATTCTGCTTGTTCTTTTACTCTTGTTTCTGGCGCAAAACCTGTTGCTTTTTTTACGCTTTCAGGAATTAATTTACCAAGACCTTCAGCAGCTTTTTCGCCTTGCATATATCCCGCAAGTCCACCTCCAATAGCTAACAAAGGAGAGGCGACAGGCGCAGCAGGACCTGTCATTAATCCAAGACCTGCCCCTAATTCTGCTCCAGCCCATCCACCAAGCGCACCAGGTACAGCCTCAACTGCCGACTTACCTGCAGCTTTTAATCCACCCCCTAAACTAGATTCTTCTGGAGAAGTTTTCTTAATGTCTGATAGTTTTAGTCGTTTGGGGGTTTCAGCCGTAGTTTGTTCTTCCCCGCTGGTTAATTCTGATAATTTCATTTGACTTCCTCAAGTTCAGGGTCAGTTGGGTCAGAATCATCAATAACACGGTAAGACTTATCTCCCATTTTAATAATTTGATTTTTTTCGTAGGTAACTTGGTCTATGTTTCTTTGAGGAATTGTTGGGATTTTTCCGATGCTTTCATAAGCAGCATTTAATTTTGGTCGTAAGTCTTTAAAACCAGGATAGATTTCTTCATTTAAAGCCTGAGTTGTTTGAATTGAACGTTTGGTTTCATTCAAACGCTGTCTCAAAGAATCCGCAGTTAAACCTCTCCATCCGTAAATAGGTTCTAATATTTTTTGTTCACCAGCGGTCAAGGCTTTACCACCAATCAAAAACTCTTGAGCTTGAATTCTTGCTAATTTAGATTGCAACTCTGGGAAGTTTTGTTGCAAGTTAGCAATTATATCTGGTGTAAACTTGGTCAAAGGCGTAATAAATTTTGAGTATTTAGGGTCTTTTAATAACGACTCTAAATCTTCAATATTTTTAATTACTTCGTATCTAGCTCTATATTCGTCTTTGGTTTTAGCATCTTTAGGTAAAGCACCTACGCCTCCACCAGTTGCCTTTTCTTCTTTAATCTTAAGCGCTCTTTCTTCTAGATTTAACTTTTTTTGTTGATAAGGAGTGATGGTATTTTTAGCTTCTTCTTTTTTCATTTCCTCATATTTCTTATTTTTCATCTCATAGATTTGTTTTGACATTTCATAAGTTTGACCCATGCCATTTTTGTCATAAAAATCTTTCATAAAACTAGCTTGGTTTGCAGCCATAGTTAACATAGCTTTTTGATGACCAGCTTCTTTATCTTTAGCGTACAAAATAGCAGCGTCTTGCATACCCCTGTGCAAATCATCTATGGTTTTATCTAGTTTCTTTTGAGTCTCATCAAATATGTCTTTTTGTTGCTTGATAATGTCTGCACGACCTTTTTGGTAACCTTCTAACATTCCGTTTTGTGCAGCCAAAGCAGTCTGTGCATTTGCTTTTCCACCACGACCTATGGCTACTCCCATAAGGTTTGTCAACGCCAAAATGGTTGCTAAACGTTCAGGGTTTTCTTGGTCTGGTATATAAGCTGCACTTTCTTTTTGGCTTATAGCAGCTTGGTATTTAGCCCTGGTAGGGTCTTCTCTAAGTTTTTTGTTTTCTTCTTCTGCCAGCATTACATCTTTTCCCAAAATGTCTGCTTGTTGTTGCGCTTCTTGCACACTTTTTTCTTTTTTAAACTTTTCTTCTACACCTAAAGCTGTTTGCATTTGCTGCATAGAAGGCATCAGTTCTTCTTGAAAGAACTTAGAAGATGGAGCTACAGCAGACACAGGAGAATTTACATCTGTACCCAAAGATTTTGTTAGTGTTCCCATTATTTTTCTCCTTATGGTGCGGGTACGTTAGGTTTAGTTTCATTTGTTTGCGGAGTTGCACCGTACAAACTAGCCACAGTTCTAGCTAAATTAGCAACATAATTGGCAGTCATACTCTGTATATATTGGTCTTGTTGTACGCCTAGTTGTATTGCAGAAGCAGCGTATTGATTACCCGCAGCTAAGTCTTTAGAGCCTTGTGAGTATTGTTGTTGCAACGCCTGGTTGGTCAATGACGTTATTTGATTAACCGCTTGTGCCACACCAACACCACCCCTGTTGGCAATACCTTGCCCTAACTGTGCTCTGGCAGCTTGTATTGCTGCCTGGTTACCCGCAGTCAACTCACCTCTTTGAGCTTGAGCCATTTCTTGTGCGCCAAGTTGTTGTTGAGGTGCTCCAAGGGCAGCCAGTGCAGCAGAAGGTGCGTTAGCTCCAGCTTGTGCTTTCTTAATCTGTTGTGCGCCTAAAATAGCTTGTAATCCACCTATGCCTAACGCTGCTTTTGTTCTGTCAGACATTGGTGCTTCAGGAGGAGGAGGAGGTGCTTTTGGTGTTGGCGGTGCACTTTCCAAAGGACTTACTTGCGTACCCGCAGCCAGTCTTGCGTCTGTTGGATTAACTTCAGTATCAGCAAATGACTGTGCCCCTTGATTAGCCAGTCCCACATCTATATTGGGTATGCTAGGTTGAGGGGTAATTGTTTGTGGTTGCAGAGGGCTTAAATCTGGCTGACTAGACACAGACGGTCCAGCACCAGCAGTGGAATATGGCTCGTTACCACCACCAGAGAAATCGCTTGTAATTGGTTGTGAAGGTGCGGGAGCAGTTTCTGTTGCAGGACCTGGACCTGCACCACCAGTCAAATACGGCTCTCCCTCTGTTCCATCTTCATAAGACGGAATACCTTCTTTAGTGATGCGTCCAGAGCCACCCCTCTTCTTTAGAAGTTTAGCTTCCTCATCATTGATGTAGGCAAGTTTGTGCCCAAAAGGAGCTTTTGCTTGTAATAGCTTGGCAATCTGACGCACATCTGCGCCCATTCTTGTTAAGTTTCTGACTGCGTTTACCATATTAAATTCCTAATACTGTGGACAAGTTACCGTAATCTTTAGTTTCTTCTTCCTGCGCCCCTGGCTGAAGTTTGAGAGACTGTACGTTCCAGACTGCCTTTTGTGGCTGGTCTGATTCTACTGAGACTCCACCTGCTGCGCCACCCCCCAAGCCTTGTGTCTGACCTGTTATGGGTTGAGGAGCACGTATAGGCAACACACCTAGCGTTGTACCTAAATTCTTAGGCACATTACCGTAAATGTAGAGGTTAGGGTCAACGCTTGATACGGGTGGTGGTGTGCCACCTCCAACACCTCCTCCACCGCCTGTTCCTCCGCCAGTACCGCCACCTGTGCCTCCGCCAGAACCACCTTCGCCTCCACCTGTTCCTACTCCAGTGCCACCACCACCTCCAGTGCCACCGCCTCCAGAGCCTGTTGTGCCAAGTATTGTTCCAGTGCCTGTAGTTCCAGTACCTCCAACAGAAGTTCCAGTTCCTGCGTTACCGCCTCCACTCCCAAGTGTTACTGTAGTAGTGCCTCCAGCTCCACTTGTTGTACCTCCAGTTGCTCCGCCTGTTGTTCCTCCGCCTCCACTTCCACCTGCTGTAACAGTCGGTGTACCAGTGGGTGAGCCACTAGGTGTAGTAGTTGTTGTGGTTGTTGGCGTTCCTCCTCCTGTAGTGCCACCAGTTGCACCACCAGTAGTACCACCTTGTGTACCTCCACCAGTTTCTCCACCAGTAACCCCAGTGACTGCTGTTGTACCAGTTGTACCAGTAGTACCACCTGTTGTTCCTGTAGTTCCTCCACTTGTTGTTTGTGGTGTTGGAGCAGTATATGTAATGCTTGTAGGGTCTAATGGAGGACCGCCATCATTTATTGGAGTTGGTAAAAATTGATTTATTAAATCAACAATACTTTTATTTAAACCAAGGTCTTTACCTCCTGGTGTAACAACACCGTAAGCATCAGTTCCGCTTGGAGTTTCTGTGGTAGTTGTTGTACCTGCTGGTCCAGCATTGCTTGTTGTTGTCCCACCAGTAGTTTGTCCGCCTCCTGATTCAGTACCCGTAGTTTCAGATGTTGTTTTACTAGTATCAGTTGTAGTTGCACTGGTATCAGTTTTGGTAGGGTCAGATATAGATTTTGAATCAATTGACGGCAACATATCATTATTTGATGTTACCGATTGGTTCGTCAACGTTTGAAGTTGAGTTAATTGCTTATCTACTTCTGGGCTTAAAAAGTAAGTAGTGCCATTTTGGTCTTGCAAAGATGGTGAGCCGTTTACTGTAATTAAAGCAAACTGTTGACCATTACTGCTAAATATTGGTGTGCCGTTTACAGTTCCAATAAAATTAAAATCAGCAGATGTTCCCTGAGCACCACCGCCTCCACTGCCTGCGTTTATGTAAGCAGTTAAACCCTGTAACGAATTAGCATCTAAATCTGCTAAATTAATACCAATACCAGGATTAATAGGTGGTGGTAATACAGCCGCAGCAGGGGGCAAAGATGGTGCATTTGGGTCTGTTTGTGTTACCCAAGCAGTTTGACCTCCAGTTAAATTTACAAGGACAGAATTTGGGTCGTTATTTGAACCTAAAGAATAACCTTGTGGCAATGTAATACCAGCTGTGGCAAGTTGTTCAGGCGTGTTGACATTTGAAAGTGTATAACCACCAGCAAGAGCTGCAACTTGAGTTCCTGGAGCATTTGTTATTGTTTTGTTAACACTGGCTTCTTGGTTAATTGTTCCGTCTTTGTTATAAACAACACCTTGATTGGTTATGTAACCTGTTGAGCCATCTTGCAACGTTACAGGTATTGTTCCAGGAGGCAATACAGGTTGCATGTATCCTCCCAAAGCACCTGTAACAGCTCCCGCAGGTCCAGCACCAGCCGTTAACGCTCCTCCAGTTGCGCCCGCAATAACATTAGATGTTGTTGGATTTAATCCTGCATTTTGAGAAACAGTACCAGCCGTTGAAGCAGCAGCACCTGCTATTGCATTTTGCACAGCTTGTTGACTTGTGCCTCCATTTGCCAATGTAAGAACAGCACCGCCACCCGCTGACGTTAAAGCATTAATTACCGCAGGAGATACCGTATTTTGAATTTCATTAAGTTTAAGAGCAACTTCATTTGAGCCAGTTGTTATTAAAGAATTAATTGCTGCATTTTTAATTGCTTGGTCTTGCGGTACACCCTCTCCCATTTGTACACCCGCTGACAATAACGCAGTAGCAACTCCTTTTGCAATTAACGCCTCAGAAGTTACTGCCATATTCAAATTTAATGAACTAGCAATATAAGGAGCAATTTCTCCAGCCATTTCAGGCAATAATACTGTTGCAACAATACCAGCCATAGCAGTAGGGCTAGAAAGTACGGTACTTAAAATGTTACCAGCAACGCCACCAACAAGCCCAGCAAATCCATTGCTTTCCCCCGCAGCAATTTGTTGATTAAGAACATTTAAGTCAGTTTGTATTGACGTTACATCTTTTCCTTGATTTGTTAAAAATTGTGCATTGGATGAGATTTGAGATTGGTCACCGTTTGCCAAAGCTCCTAACAAACCTAATTCAGAATACTGAATTGGGTTAGACATTGCATTTTGCAACTGTGTATACATGCTTTTTCCACCAGCATTAATAACGTCCCTTAATCCAGGTATAGCATCAATGGTGGAATTTAAATATCCATAAGTTGTATCAGGAGGATATGAAACAGTTTGTGTATCTCCCCTGCCTGTTGTAATTATTGCGTAATTACCAGTATCTAAAGCCATCAGAACACTCCTAATGCTTGTGCTATCTGCTGGTGTATATCTTGGTGAACACCTATCCAATCATAGAAGTCATCTTCTTTGTTGAAATCAGCATCTAGCAATTGAAAAGGGTTTTCTAAATTAAGAATCTGCGCTAAAGACTCGTGCATCTGGTTGTGTATAAGCAACCAATCATCAATGTTAGCTGGGTTTAAATCTTCTATAGGATAGAACGGTGTCTCTACACCTTTTGTATTTAACGTGCTAAAGAACAGTTCATGCTGTAAATAATTCTCGAACGTAAGCCTGGCAAGACCTTCTAGGTCACCAAACTCTACGTAAGATAAATCATTTTGGTTAATTTTTATCTGCCTTGTTATCTAGCTTGTCAAATATCTGCTTACAAATACTTTTAATTTCGCCTATATCTCTGTGATAGTCATCTTTAGTCACATAGTCTTTTGGCATATCACGAATGTCTGAGTCTAGACGTTCTATAGCCTTGGTTATGTTATTCAGCACCCATCCTGCAAGAAATCCTGCAATCGTGACGACAATATCAAATAGTTGTTGTAGTTCCATGTTTTATTGAGCGTAATAAGGCACTTTCACGACAGTGCCATTCAAGTCAAACAGCATATATCCTTGCGGTACAAGCGGGATACTAGCCGTTGACATTGTGGCATTGGCGTTAGTTGTGGCAGTGTGATTGATGGTCTGAACGTTTTGTGTACCAGCGTTAATTGTTACGTTACCGCTTGTAATTGTTACGTTAGAAAGAGTTAAGTTGCCAACACTAGACGTTGTTGAGCCTAATGTTATTGTTGCGTTTCCTAAAGTAGCTGTTGAATTAGACAAATAGCTATTTGGGAATGTTGCACCTAATGCGTTAATAGTAATGGTGTTGTTACCATTTAACGTCATCGCATCTGTTGTTGCGTTATTTCCTACAAAGTGAACAGCATTATTAGTAATAGTACCAATAACTAAATCTACGTTACCAGAATAAGCGTAAACAACATTCGAGTTGTAAAACCTTCCTGTTCCAGAATAAGTGCTAGATGTAATTCCAAAATCACCGTAAGCAGTTCCAGTATCGTTAACAATCGTAAAATCAGTAGACGCTTGATTAGCGTTGCTGAGATTTTGTGCAACTATCTGTACGTAACTGTTAACACTTGAAGCATAAGACGCAACAACACCTGTGTCTGAATAAGATAAATTGCCATAAGAAAATACGCCAATATTTGAACTTGATAATATATTTCCTGTGCCAACAAAAGAATTGGCTGTGACCGTGTTATCACTAATTGTTCCGCCTGTAATAGTGACATTACCAAGTGTCAAGTTACCTATAGTTGTTGCAGTGCTACCTAGAGATATTGTTGTATTACCAATAGTAACAGCACTATTTTGTAATTGTGCATTTGTAACACCAGAGAGAGTACCGCCTAGTGTGAGGTTACCAGACGTTGTTACGTTACCTGTAAGCGTAATACCGTTGACAGTACCATTACCTTGTACTTGCGTTACAGTTCCGTTGGTTACAGTTCCAGTGATTACAGCTACAGTTTTTAACATGGTATACTAGTCTCCATCTTCTCATTAAAGGTGTTGTATGGACTTGAAACCTTGTCGAAAATGCAATGAAATAAAGTTATTATCCGAATTCCCACCGCATAAACAAATGGCTGACGGTCGATTACATACTTGCCGAGTTTGTCGAACGGCTTATATAAAAAAACATAGAAAAACCCCTGCGGGTATGGCAACAAGGCAAAAAGAAAAACAGTACCCAGAATCAAAAAAACGTTACAAAAAATCTGAAAAAGGCAAACTAGCTGCTCAACGATATATTGCGCCAAAAGACAAACAACGGGCAAGAAGTGCAGTTGCATACGCAATGAGAACAGGTAAACTTGTTCGCCAACATTGTTTTGTTTGCGGAGATGAGAAATCTTTAGCCCATCATTCATCTTATGCAGATGATATGAGATTGGTCGTGACTTGGCTTTGTGTGCATCACCACAATCAACTTCACAATGAACATAAGAATTATAAATCATGGTTGTAATACTTTAGTATCAATCCCCGTCACCTGGCGTTATATAAATAGTTGCTGTACTACTGGTTGCATTTGCAGAAAAGTAAGCATTAGGTACAAACGTAATTATTTCGTCTGTCCCTGGTAGTAATGGCAAACAATTGTTTTGTGTAGACGTAGGAACTACAGCACCAGAGGTAGCCTGTGCAGAGGTCTGACCATAGCCAAGAATAACTACAACAGCACCGCTATTGATAACCCTGTACTGATTACCACCAAGCGTACTAGACGCTACTTGAACAGGCGTAGTAGCAGTAGTAGTTGCAGATATAACTACTGTGTTACCGCAAGGAGAGAATGGTGCTGATACTGACATTACTCACCTATTTTGGTTTGTAATACCAATTGTGCTTGATATGCAGATATTACTTCTGGTGTCCACACAGCAGATGCAATAGCAGGAATAGGCGCAGGGTCTGTTTGTGAGTCTGTGTCCCCTGGGTGACGTACCCATCTGTGATAAGTGCGTGTAATCTCTACACCGTCTTTGGTTATTACTTCTGCTTGACGTACTTGAATAGTGCCGTTTTCTAGCACTTCTGTGCGGTCGATGATTGTGGATGATGCGAGTGTCATTGTGACTCCTTAGAATGATGCAGGATATGTTGCAGAAAATGTATATACATAGTTATTTGTCCACGGCGGGGTAGTTCCCGTAAAAGATATTATTTGTAAAACAGTTGAGCTTCCGGAGACAAAACTAGCATAAGAAGTTCCCGTTACATTATCTTCTCTTACAACTCCTTCATATGATCTACCATTTACCACAGAAGCTGTAGTAAAAGGTAATGCTCCGACAATCATTGCTCCTGAAGCAGTACCAGCCGTTGTAATTGAAACATAACCATTTATAAATACATTTCTTCCAACTTTTGTGTAAGTACCGGCAGAAGTATATGCAGTTAATGTTCCGCCTCCGGGGGTTAAAGTTGGTGTCCAAGTCCCTGTCTCATAGTCATTAAGCGTACTATTTGCAAGAGCACTACTGTTGTTAAATACTATTCCTGCGTTGGATGTTGTGAACGAAAGGTTGCCTGTAGTTGTAAAACGAGCAACTTCTGTATTGCTTGTTGCAAATCTTAAAGGTATTGAATCATAAGTAGAAAGCCAACCGCCACCAGATGAAACAGCAAATTCACAACGATAAGCGTTATTTGCATTTACAACATAAGCCGCATTTGTGGCGTTATATAAAGTTACATTTTGTGCAAATCCACTAGGAGATGTTGGAGTAGAAGTTCCAACGCCTAAATTTGTACCAGTAAAAGACAGTACAGTTGGACTTGCCACCGCTACGTTACTGCTATTAATGTAAACCACACCGTTAGCAGTACCACCAGAAATACTTAAGTTTGCTGATGTAAGGGTTGGATTAACAAGTGTTACGTTACCAAAAGAAGTAACCGTATTACCCAGACCAACAGATGTGTTTCCAATAGTTACGGGCGTATTAAAGTCCGCATCCAATTGCGACAAAGGAATAGACGTTGTTGCCGAAGCAAAGACATAGGGTACACCAGCCATTTTAGAACCTCACTCTTAGTTCATGTTCAAATTCAAACGTATTTACCACAAAACCAGCATTGTTGGAAGTCATGGTGAGTCCCAAATACTTTCCGTACTGCTTGGCATCCGATTTGTACAAGTAATATCCGATAGATAGCAACCACTGCACAACTGCACTGCTATTATTTACCCACGATATTACCTGATTATTGTTATTTATCCAAGATACCCCAGCGTCTGCCAGAGTAACCACAGGACTACTTCCTGTCTCAGAATCCACACTCACATTAAACGTACCTGCTTGCGTCAAAGTAGCTTCAACCGCAAACTTCAACGCCTGTTTAGTACGTATAGGGTCACCCATATCCTGTAAAGCAGTCTGTATGTAACTGCTAACACTATTGGTTGTATTTGAATACAACTGATATAAATTGTTGGAATTATCTATACCATAAAGGTTAATTTTACCTGCCAGAGGCGCAGATGTTATATAGGAAAGCGCATTCCCTTGGCTTGTAACAAACCATTTTTTCTCAAAAAATATGCACTGGATGTACCTAGAACCGCTTGGACCTATTGGAAAAGTGCTATTGACGTAGAAATTGAATACGGCACACAAAATGTTATTAATCAACACCTGTCCACCCGTTACAGGTCTTGTAAAGTCAATATACGGAAAAATACCGTCTAAAGGGTCTGATATTTTGGTGGTTGTAGAACCTACAAGCGCATAAATACCGTAGTCGTTCATAAAGAGCACGCTACGGAAGTACGGGAATATAGCGTACAACCGTTTAGAACCTATAGAAGCAGATACGTTAGTATTAGTAAATACAGTTGCACCCGTATTTGTTACCTGTAAATTACTAAATACGTTGATACTGTCTTCACCAAAGATGTACAAGAAATTATTGGCAGACAACAAGGCAGTAATGTTGCTATCTAGTGTTGAATCTGTAAGTGTCAGTGCTACAGCAGACACAGAAGTAAAGTCTGTAGGAGAAACAGAGCTAGAAGCATAAACTGTACGACCCTGCGCTACCCAAACACGACCTGAAAACGTTGCTACATCTACTATAGGGTTTGTACTTACTACTGCTTGTATGACTGCACCGCTACCTGTTCCACCAACAACCGCAACAGACGGAGCAGAGGTGTACCCAGTTCCTCTGTTGGTCATAATTACTTCTGCCACTGTATTTCCGCTAATTACAGCCACCGCATTTGCCCCTGTACCGCCTCCACCAGAAATGGTTACCGCCAAATTACCGTAAGCACCGTACCCAGTACCCCCGTTTACTACGTAAATAGACACTGTACCTGTTGCAAATGTAGTTACTTCCGCAATTGCAGCAGCGTTAGACCCACCACCACCAGAGAAAGTAACAGTGGCATTGGCATACCCACTACCTGCATTTGTAAGCGTAATGCTATTAACAATACCGCTAGATAACGTTGCAGTGGCGTTTGCGCCAGCTCCATTACCACCTGTGATTGTGACCGCAGGAGCAGTTAAGTAACCAGAACCAGGCTCGGTAACAGTGACTGCAACCACATTACCGCTTTGTATGGTGGCATAGGCAACAGCCGTGTTTCCACCCGTGACTTGAGGCGCACCTATAGTGACCGTAGGAACTGCCGTGTAGCCAGAGCCTACATTACCTACAACTATGCTTTGTACGCCTCCTGCACCTGTTGTAATCGTTGCTACAGCCGTTGCTTGCACACCATTGGCGTTGTTAGGTGCAGATATAGTTACGGTTGGTGCTGCCGTGTAGTTTTGACCTGGGTTTGTAATGCCAATTAAGCTCACAGAACCCACAGAAATTAGACTTGTACCGTTCCAGTCAAACAAACCTTTGTTGGGGTCACCTATAAACAAGTCTGTATTTTGATACTGAGCTGTGGTGACGTTAGAGCTAGATAACGTACCCGCAGTAGCAACAGTGACTAAACTACTGGTGCTTAGGTTGTACGCTTCCATGCCTCCGTTAAACTCGGACGCTACAACGTACTGACCATTGATGTTTGCGTTGGTTAGAGAGACAACAGTGTTGGAAAAAACAACGTTATTTCCTCCAATATTTTTAACATTATCAGGTCCAGAGACAATTTTAAGGTTGCCTGGTCCTATTGGCATTGCATTTTCTAGCCAATAAAATTCATCCTTATCAATAGCTGTGCGGTTAGCCTTGGTATCTACACCTTTAAAGTTTTTAATTACCGCATAGCTTTTCTTTTGCTCTGCTGATGCCATTCTTAACCTCCACTACTGTAGGGGTTGGGGATTCTTCTTGTGTAAGTAGAATTAAGAATGTTCAATACTTTTTTATTGTATTGTTGCTGGTATATCTCGGCTTCACCGTAAGATTGCTCGTAAAACTTAGCTTTGTAGGCTGCGTAATACTGCACTGCGGTACTCCAGGGGTCAAGAATAGTATCTTGCACATCAGGCGTACCTATAGACAAAGGTTGTGGCAATATAACCGTGTCTAATTCAATGTAGTAAGACTGGTCTGGGACTGGGGCAATGTATATTTGTTGTTGACCGTAGACGGAAAAACAAATTGGTCTGCCAATGTAATTCTGCCAATAACGGAGCTGGGAAGTGAAATCAGACCACGGCAAGTAACGCATAGGGATGCGACTATTACCCCAGTAAAGATTAATGTTGAGAATGTCAACCGTATTAATTCCGTTAGGTAACGCTTGAAAAGGAATAATCTCTGCATTTTGAACATATAACAAAGTTGCCGTACCATCCGCAAATGTGGTGGTAGGGGGAAAAATGTTTGTACCTGTTGGATACGCTGGTGCAGCAGTGCCAGATATACCGCTTGTTTGATACTGATAAATGTAAATGTTGCTGAACACATACTGACCTGCGGTAACGGATGTACTTGCCACCCAAGGCGTAGCAGGTGTTGTATTTGTGTTTGTGCTTAGGTAGGGATTAGAAGACGCTATGGGAGTAGATGTGTTTTGAACTGTACGCAAACACCCCGTATCCCTGACTAATTGTGAACGAGACTCGTTAATGTATCCTGTTAACTGAGCTTGAGTCCAAAAATTATTGTTGGCATCATGCAGCAGATATTCAACTTGTGTGAGATAGTTGTTGAGCGTCGGCATGAAACATCCATAGTTAAGCTACCCGCTTTTGAAAGGATTTTCCCCCCACGCCTTTCTCAAGACGCAAGGGTACTACGCCTACAGCCGAGGGTAACGAGCTGTCTTTTATAGGCTTCTCAGTTGTTATCTCAAACTGGTCTAGCTTTTTTAAACTTTCTTCTAGTTCTGCGTGGGTTTGAATCCAACCATGTCGAACCAAAATGTGTTCTCTGTCTTTAAGCGTGTAACCAAATAACTGCACAGCTCCAGCAAGAGGAATCTCTACAGATACGTTTTTTACAAACTCATAGACAACACCGTCATAACCTATGGTTAATTCGATGTTGCCACGATTGGTTACAAATACCTTATCCATTAGAAACTAACAACATCACCATAAATTACGATGTTAACCAAGTTAGAGTTACCACTAGCTGTGTTAATGTTTACGTATAGTGCTTGTGTTGTTGCCCCTGAAACTGCCGTATTTGCTCCGTATGCACCTGCAATTGTTAAATCTTGATACTTACCAGAAGTGGTCAAGTTAGACAAAACTACGTTGGCTACTACTGCATTAGAGATGTTGCCATCACTGGATGTTGTAATAGATACGTTAGCAGAAGATACACTGCCCTGTGGATTGTTCACAGTAATTCTGCGAAGAATAACAGAGCCAGAAGAGTTAGCAGATGCACCTACAGTCAAACCACCTGACAACAAAGGAATGGTGATAACACCAGACCCTGTTGTAGCTAAGTTTGCTTGAGGAGCATAGCCAATACGACCATTCCCAAATGAATCCAGGTAATACTGACTGACTGAATCGGGATTAGCCATGTGTCCTCCTTAAACGTTGTTATATGTACCACTAACGTTCTGACCACCTTCAACTGTCAAAACTTGAACAGTAGTGTTGTAACCAGAAGAGTTAATAAATACGTTAACACCGTCAGAGACAACCACACCACCTGTATTGTTTCCAATAAAAGGTCCAACAGCAGAAATGTTTCCTGTTGTTAAGTTGGTTGCAGAGGTCATGTTGATGGTCACGTTAGCAGTAGGAGGTACTAAGTACACACCTGCTGGTATAACGTTACCTGTAGTGGTTGCAGAAATGTTTGCAAACGTAAAATACGCACCAGGCGTGTTTGCCGTTGCATTTGCAAGGATAATTTTATTGAGTGCTAATGCCATTTGTCATTACTCCTTACAGTGAGAGGTAGTTGTAGTTGGTAACTTTTGACATTGCCTTGGGCTTTACAGACACCAACTCAGCAATCATAAGAACCGCACCTACGTAACCAATTTGCCAGTTAGGTAATGTGGACTCAAATCCTGTGAACACAAATGAACCTTGCTCGTGAATGTACAAGCTCAAGTAGTTGGTGTTCAGGAAGTACACAGTGCCTTCTGGACAATATGGGTCTGGATAAATTGGAACGCCCGCAACCATCAACGCTCTGAACGCTGCTTGAGGACCGTTGTTGTCACTATCAAAGCCTGAGCCAGGAGTGATAACGTATTGCTCTTGACCAACAAAGTCTTGAGCTAAGAGTGTCCATGTACCAAATCCGCAAACACCAAAAGAAGGCATTTCTGCACCCCTTTTAACTGTTCCAGAAATGTACTGAAGAATGTTTTGTCTTGTTGGGTTTACGTTACCTGCGTTGTAAACCTTAGACTGCCACCATGTGTAGGTGCTACGGTTGATGTTACCGTAAGTAGTCTGGTATGTTGCACCACCTGTACCGTCATCCACCGCTGCGGGGAGTCCGATAAATTGTTGGTTGTTTGTGGTGTTGTTATACAAGGCTGTTGCCATTGCATCCATCATCACGTTGGTTGCGTCATTCATACGTGCTTCAATCAATGGAATAATTGCAGCGTCTTGTTGAGCAACGCCTTCCATACCGAGGAACGGCACGGGAGAAATCATCAACTTGAGGTCAAACTCAGCGTTGTAAGCACCTTGTTGTACTGACGGCTGGGCAAAAGAGCCAGAGTAGTCAGACCACTGTGCGTTAACAAACTGTGCGCCTTGGACGGGCACGGTTACTGAAGATACACCACCTGATGCTTGTTGACTGTTTGCAATCAACGCTGCCATCAAAGGCGTACTGTTGTATAACTGCACAACCAGTTTGGGAATAAACGCTCTACGGGTTACATACGTAAGTTCCGTAAATTGTGAACTACCTGTCTGGGGCAGAATTCCACCACCTATAGCCATATTAGCTCCTTAAAGATGGGCATCTCTGCCCTGACAAATTTACTACCCTCTTTTACAAACCGATTGGACGTTGTGGTTTACGCAGGTCTGCGAAAGCCTTCACCGCCTCTTGCTGCGCTGCCCCTCTTGGGTCTTTCCAGAATTTGCCAAGGTCAAACTGGCGAACTGCGGAAGGGTTGTACCCAGTAGGAGTAGGCTTTGCAGCCTGTCTCATATACTCAAAATACTCGGCAGCAGTGTCGTGACTTGGAATCTGCTTTTCAAGCATGAGTTTTTCAATTTCTGGAATATCTTCTTTTCTAATATTTTTATTAGTAATCAGATTGTTCCTGCGTTTTTCTAATTCAGACTGAGCATCTCTTTCTCTGAGTTTAGACTCTAAGGCTTGTACTCTTGCATCAGACGCAGTGATTGCTCTGTTGGTGTATTCCTCAATGTCCAGCTCAGGAATAGGCATTCCAGGCTTAATTTTTTTAGTCATCCGCAAAAAGTCTTTGCGAGTGTCTGGATTTTCAGCAAGCGTTTGAGCCAGACTAGCTAACTCATCTCGTGCTTCAAGTGAAAGATTTTCTAAAGACATTTTGTTACCCTCTTACCGTTGTTAAATAATTTTTTTACCGTCACCTGGCTTTTCAACTCTCATACCGCCAAAAGCAGCTTTAGTTGCGCCAGTCAAACCGCCAAACTGGGAATAACGTGGAGTGTTAATCACAACGCCATTCTTTTGGTTGTTGTCTGTAGGTCTACGTGGTTGAGAATTACCTCTTGGTTTAAATAAATCCATGATTTTTCCTTACATTGGGGGTGGGGGAAGCCCTGGCATACCACCAGGAGGGGGAGGCATACCACCGCCAGGTGCTGGAGGTGGAGGAGGCATACCACCAGGAGGTGACATACCAGGTATAGGTGAACCAGCCATAGCTTTTCCTTCTGGAGTGCCACCACCAGCTTGCGGTAGTGTTTGCAACATCTGAAGAATTTCTGACTGTTGTAATTCGTTTGTTTTGTTCTTACGTGCACCAAGAATCTTGTTGATTGCACCGATAGCTGCGAGCGCTGCTTTGCCCTCTTCAGAATCAGAACCTAATGCAGGTAAAGATTGCTCTAGTAAATCTTGAGCCATACCTAAATTAATTTTTGCAGCCTCCTTAGAACCCATCTTAGGTTCAGGAGTTGACATTGGAGAACCCATAGGAGGTACTTCAGCATCAGACATATTAGCACCTGGAGGGGGCGCATCCTGTGCACCAGGCATAGGCGTTCCAGCAGAACGACTGCCTTTCATTAACTCCATTAACTTATCTGACGGGACACTCATATTTTCTCCTTGCCTAGTTTGTAACCACTTACAAACCATTTGTCAATAGGGTGGCAGTATTTTACGACATACTGCCAATGTCGGCATAATTACTTACGCTTGTGTTTGCGTGAACCACGTTTCATGGGAAGCTCCTTAAACAAACAATTTCTCATTAAGGGGAGAAACCATACCCTATTCTCTTTCAAGAATTACCGTCTGGTCTTGCGACCTCTTTTACCATATCTGTGCATCATGATGTCATTCCTTAATTAAGTTCTGGCGTAGTTGCGTTGCGTTCTACCGCCAGATGAGTTTTTAACACCCGTTGTTCTTTGTGTCAAGCCTGGTCCTGATGTTTGTTTACGCAATGTGTCCGTGCTCACCCGTGGCTGGTCTGCCTTGGGGCTAACTCTTGCTCCACCTACGTTTTGTGTTGCCATCATCCGACCTTCTTAAGTTCAGGTTTACTTTGTTCTTTACCAGGAGGTTTAGGCGGTTGTGAGGCTTGTTTTTCCTCCATTTTCTTCAACCGTTCTATCAACTCTTCTTTCATTGGTGGCTCTATTAAATCAAGTAATGATTTTTTGTCAATAACCCCAGCCTTAAGAAGGTTAAACGCAAGCGTCCTTGTGTCTTCCGTAAAGATGGGTGAGTTAGAGTGTCCGTCCACTTTAACCGTAAATTCTTTGGTGAACTGTTCGGCAATGAAAGGTATACCGTGCGTGTCTTTGAAGTGCGTATCATCATAAATTTGCATAGCCTTTAAGTACAAGGTTGCTAACTTCTCTAACGAATCCTCAATAATTAGTGCCCGTTTTTTTACTCGTGACGAACCCAGACGGGCTAACTGAGAGGCATGACCTGCTGACCTGACACCTGCCTCACCTTTACCTTGTAGTACGTTACCCACCCCTGATGCTTCCTCAAACATTGCATCTATCTCACGCAGTTCTGTGAAGAGGTCTGGTGGCATAGTGGGTGCTAACTTCTCTACTTTGGCGTTGGGCATATCAGTAGATAAAAGACCTCCAGCTCGGTTCAAGGCGAAATTCTTTTCGTCCAAGATTCCCGTAAATCCTATTAGGGCGGTTGGAGGTGAAACTTGCTTTGATAACAGGTCCAAGATTTCGGTCATGCGCCTGTTACGCAACTGCTGCAAGTAGATTAATCGTTGTACTTCACTACCACCCCAGTAGTAGTCGTACAGTGGATTAGGACATATCTGGATGAACGGGAGTTCACCCTTGATAAACATTTCTTCACCTGGACGCTCATAAATAATTACGTCTGGGTCTGCCTTTGTGACCACTCTGTAATCCGCAATGTCGTCACACCATATCCACAACTCAGTCATCTCAACCGTGTCTTCTGCAACCTCTGCCTTGTAGCGGTTACCACCAGCAAGGTCTAGGTTTACGTTACCGTAGATAGTTGGGTTGGACTGGGAAATAATAATACGCTCTAAACCGTTGGCTATCTCGGTCCTCTCGTGAGGCATAGAATTTATTTTTTGTAGTATCTTGTCTCTGTTGGGATGCTTGTACAGACGAGCATACAACTCAGACTTGGTGATGTAATACTTGTGGATGATTGCTTCTTGTCTATCCGTGTACGTGATGTCTTCACGCAGGACACCCACCGTACCAGGCTCAACCATGTACGGATGGATACCGTTGTTTATGATGAGCTTGACGTAAGTTGTGCCGTAAACAAGTGCCCAAGTGGTAGCCGTAGAAAATACTTGGTCAGCGTTGCTATTTAGCCACTCGTTGTTAAGAGCTTTTGTGAGGACTGGAATCTTGGTGTGCTCACCTTCTGGAACAGACGCACCCAGGTTAATACTAAATCTTGTTGTCTCAGCAGAGTACAAGAAAGAAGTAACTTGGTCTAGGTGCGGAAATATTTTGTTGTAGAGTGCAGGAGCTTCATCAGGTCCGTTACCAAAGAGATACCAGTTACGTAAAGAAGCGTAATCTACTTTACGAGAGGCAAGGGAGACTTCGCATTTATAGATGATGTCATTAAAGAACTCATCTCTATCTAGCATCCCTTTTGGTATTTTCATGGTTACTCCGAACTTGAATTAATCTTAAGTCCCTCATGGTCAACCTGACTCCCTGCACCAGGTCTGGGTGGTACAAATTGTCCTACACTTTTGGGTAAAACGCTAACAACTTCGTCAGCAACGGGTTTAAACTGCCCACCCATGACGGATTTGAGGTTGATATTACCACCATTACCCCAGTTTACGCCACTCAGACGTTGCTTAATTATTTCTTCCTCTTGACGCTTCTGATTCTGAGCCATAGCAGCTCCAGCTTTCTCAAAAGCCTTGTCAGATAGTTTATTTTTGCGTTTTAAGTACCCAGTTTGGTGTTCACCAGCCTTTGTAGACTTAATATCGGTCATATCAAACTCTAAAGCCAGTTGTTTAAGGTTTTTATCGTTTTTCTTGGTGTTTTCGGACTTTATGCCTACTGGTTGCAAGAAAATAACAGATAAATCCCCTTGACAGAACTTTATAGGGCATTTTGCCTCCCTAGATTCAAATACACCGTGTTCTGTACACATATAGTCTTTAAGCACTGCCATATCACCCCCTTTTTCAAGTTTTTAACAAAATATTGTCGAAATTTGCGTAAT